GTAAAGATTATATTTAACGTCCCATCTAGCTGTCGAAATCAATAATAATGTCTTAAAGCATTAAACATTAGTTAAATCGAATTAATGACTCACAACTCATCGTATAGTTGCTTTAATAAATACATAGTGTTGATTTGTAGCGGTCAGGAATCTAATGTCCATTCAACCTTTATTTGCCAAACCTTACACTACGCAACTATCAATTGGATTCGTTGATTTTATCATATCATCGAAATAATTAATGAATTAATGACTTACATCTGATCATAGTAGAATTCATAACTGGCTTGATAACTTTTATCATTATGCTCAAAACCTCGCATTAATAAGTCTGAAACGTCTGTATCGTTTCTGATTCCCGCACATATTTTCTCAATCTCTTCCATTGTCCAACCGTATTTCATACAACATATTTTCTTGTGCCAATAATCACAACATTTCTTGGGCGAATTTTTAGGATGCATTTCATCAGAATGCATGATTCTCTTCAGTTCATCTTTATCAACATCATGCATTTTAATAGTTTCCCTGAATCTTTCCTTTTTATTAAAATCCCAATCCATATTTTGGAATCTTGGTTCCAATGGTATACAATCTTTCTTTTTACCACCTTTCAATTTAACATCAGTTACTGGCTGATTCAATTTTTCAGAATAGCATTGGAATAATTCTAAATTATCACACCATTTCTTATCAGATACATACAATGAATGCATGTAGTTTCTAATTTCAGCAGCAGATCTGTTGAATAAGTTTCTTGAAAATGGTGTTAGTGTATAATACCTATTTAATTTTCTTGTGACTCTGTGTGTTTTGCAGTCTTTACAATAGAAAGTATCAGTACTACAGAAGTCAGTGTCATAAATTGTTCCAAATTTTAAAAATTTAAGTGCAGTTCCACTAGCGTATATACACTTTCCATCTGGGTTAATTCCTCTAGTTTCGAAAACTTCTTTGAAGGCATTTTTATAGATATCGTGGTTTCCTGGTTCCACGAAAACTACAAAGTCATCTCCTTTGACTAGTAGTTCATAGCTATCGCGATGTTTACCCAAAACAACTTCAAGTACATACCTAATTAGTCGTGAAACTAACTCGGTGTTTCCATGAGTGGTTGGATATTCACCTGATTTCCTCGTACCTTCAACCCATACATTTCCTAGGTTGGTTATTTCTTGTATACCTTTGTATTTTTGTCCGACTTGTTTATTGAACATTTTAGATATTATTTTTGTTGTGTTATTGTTAACAAAACAATCCCAATATTTTTCATCACAGTGGTAGATTTTCTTTTTAATAAATTTGTAAGTTAGTCTGTTTATACCTAGCAAAAAGTCAGTAACAGATCTATCTAATCCACTGATATCACCTTGAATAGTCATAAAGAGCCCCTTTTTCATACATTTATTGTAAAAGGTACCTAGATCATCCCAATTTTTAGTGACACAATAACCTTTTACATTATTTTTATCGTATAATTCTTGTATACTGGATACGACGGGTCCAGTTACCCATTTAATGTATGGTTCAGGTGCACATATACACCTGTTTTTAGGCCATTCCCAGTCACCTGTTTTAGTTAAAGTAACTTCTTGTTTTTCAAGCTTACAGAACATATTAAAATTATTTTGTAAGACTGGTTCTTGCTCTTCCTTATGGTATGGGGCAACTTCTTGTTGCTGTGATCTGGTTAATGAGTTATACCATTTAGCATAACTGTAATCAAATTCTTCCAAAAATGGTCTTATTTCAGTATCCCATACTTTATAGCTCCATTCATTGAATTTTTCTATGAAGTTTTTATCTGGCTTTTGAACGTATAATGCTTGTCTTTTTAATGCATTATACAAATTTCCTTTGCATTGGTGATAACATATTACAGGGTTTGGTAGGATTGTATTTGTCAATTGCATTAATCCCAGTGATTCACACTCTTTGCACTCCATTTTCATATAATCTTTAAGTGTGACGTCGTATGGCACCGTTGCTTTCCAAACGCATCCTGGTGCTAATTCACCTACTGTAGCTTTGTAGGTTTTTGGGTTTATACAACTTGATTTGTACATTGGATATTTTCCCCAGTATCTAGTAAAGAGATGTTCTTGGGATGCGTGGATTTTGAGCAAGCCTTCCTATTGGTCCTTTGGACCGGCTACCTCGTCGTGCTTCCAGTTAACGTTCTTTTCTGGATTGAGTTTGTTAAAATTTTCGACGGTAGCTTTAATTGATAATCCGAATAAAGCATCTTCCAACACTTGTTT